AGCCCGTCCCGCAGCCCGTCCCGCAGCCCGCGGCGCAGCCCGCGGCGCAGCCCGTGCCGCAGTATGACGGCCTCGAAACCCTGTTGCGGGAGATTTTGCAGGGGCAGCAGACCAGCGCCCAGGCAATGCAGACTATGACCCAGACATTGCAGGCAAACGCGCTGGGCCTTGGCATCCAGCAGCAGCCGACGGCAGATGCTGCCACTGTGACAGCCCGAATTATCGACCCGACTTATGGAAAGGAAGTGAAGTAATATGCCTCTTGGTATGGATTTTGCGGACATTGCCGCAATTCTGACGGAAATTAACAAGATGGCCACTGGCCAGGAGCCGACGTCGCCCATCGTGGATACGTCGAGTTTCGTATCCGTGGCGCAGGCCACGCTGCTGACAGGTCCCGACAACTACACCAAGGCGATCAGCCAGGTGTTGGGCCGCACCATTTTTGCCGTCCGCCCCTATGATGCACCCCTGAAGCGCTTGCAGGTCACGGGCGACGACTGGGCGAACCATGTGCGGAAGATCAATTTCTGCGATACTGACCCCGTCACCGATAAGGCGTGGGCACTTACGGACGGCCAAAGCGTAGATATGTACGAGGTCCACAAGCCTAAAGTCCTTCAGACAAACTACTATGGGCAGACCAACTACAGCCGCGTGTACACCCAGGCAGACACCCAGATGGAAGCGGCCTTCAAAGGCCCCGAGGAACTGGCGCAGTTCTGGTCCTCGTTCGTGCTGCATCTGTCGAACCAGATCGAGGCAGACCGCCGGAACCTGGCCAATAACCTGATGGCGAATCATCTGACCGGCATGACGGTGACCAGCCCCAACAGCGTTGTTTATCTGCTCGACGAGTACAACGCCCAGCAGGGCACCGAACTGACGGTGCAGGACGTGTACAAGGAAGCGAACTTCCCTGGTTTCGCAAAGTACGCCTATGGCCGTATCAATGACATTTCCCGCCTTATGAAAGAGCGTTCCATCAACTGGCACCAGAACTGGAAGATCGGCAGCACGACGTACAACATCATGCGTCACACCCCGTATGATCGGCAGCACCTCTATCTGTACAGCGGTACACAGAGTCAGATCGACGCCCGCGTGATTCCCGAGGTATTCCATGACAATATGCTGAAATACCGCGATGCGGAGCAGGTCACGTTCTGGCAGAACATCGACAAGCGCGAAACCATCTCCGCAACGCCTGTTATAACCAGTGATGCCGGTGTGGCAACCAAGAATGCCGCGGTGCAGCTGTCCAATGTGTTCGGATGCCTGCTGGACTGGGATGCCATCGGCTACACTCCGAAGCTGTCCCGCGTGGTCCCGACCCCCATGAACGCCAGGGGCCTGTATACAAACTTCTGGTATCACTATGGCTGGTCGTGGTACGATGACTTCACAGAGAACGCGGTGTTGTTCCTGATGACGTCCGGAGACGTCACTGCGCCCAGCACGGGCAAAGCCTCCACCCTGAAAACCACCACGCACAAGGACGCGGACCCTTCGAAGTCCTGACCGGCACCGGCGGGCATCTGCCCGCCGGTTATTTTATAGGAGGTGCAAAATGCAAGCTACCTTTTATCAATTCGCAAAGCGCACAAACAGCACAAAGCGGCCCAGCGGTGGGCAGGAGTTCGGAATTGACCTTAAAGCCCCTTGCAACATCATTGACCCCGAGATCAAGATTGCAACACAAAGTGACCCTACCGGGTTCAATTATTGCTACCTTCCCACATTCAGCCGGTATTACTGGGTTAAAAATTGGACGTATGTCGACGGTCTCTGGGTGGCCTCTCTGACTGTTGATACGCTGGCAAGCTACCGCGACCAGATCGGCAATAGTACGGAGTATGTCACAAGATCGTCGGCAAAGTATAACGGCACCATTTCAGACGGCCTATATCCAGCAACAGCCGAAGTACGGAGTGTGACAACCGCTTTTCAAGGTGGCTTTGCGGAAACAATTAGCGGGGGCTTTTTTGTTATCGGGTTTATAGCTAAAGCCGCAAACTCCATTGGGGCTATTACATATGCAGTAATGACCCCTACAAATGCCAAAAAACTATCTGCAAAATTGCTGACTGATGTGTCATACCTTAGTATAGACAATGCAGAGATTAGTGACAGTTTAACAAAAATACTTTTTAATCCCTATCAGTATATCGTAAGTTGTAACTACTTTCCATTTGATATTGCCGAACTTACCGCGCATCTACCGCTTGTTTCTAGTGTAGATGTTGGTTGGTGGTCAGTAGACGTTCCGTGCTGGATTTTGGGAGAAGATAATAACAATTTAACAAAATCGGTAAGTGTGGGTGTTCCGAAGCACCCACAATCGGCAAGTCGTGGAGGGTATTGCAATGCCTCCCCATACACGGACTACACTATCTTCTTGCAGCCCTTTGGAGTAATTCCTCTTGATGCCTCAAAATTGTGGGGCGCTGCAACATTATCTATACAGTATACGGTGGATCTTTTCACCGGCGACAGTATCTTGCGAATGTTTACTGATACAAATCAGCTAGTACACGAGACAACCGCTAAACTCGGGGTACCTATTCAACTTTCAAATATTACATTTGATGTACCATCGGGCGGAGGACTGCTGCAAACGGGTATTGCTGCTGCGTTCGGAGGTCTCCAAGCAGCATTATCCGGGGGTTCTTTTTCAGACGTCGGAAACGGTATTCTAAATGCTGCACAAGCAACCAACGCGGATGTTGCAAGTAAGGGTGCCACAGGGTCTACAATCGCTTTTGATTCGGTGCCTTATATGGTCGCCCGCTTTAAAATTATTGTGGACGACAACAACGATGACCATGGGAGACCCTTATGTCAGCGGGTGCTAATATCCAGTATTCCGGGGTATATTATGGTTGACGATCCCGACATCGCACTAGCGGCGACAGCAGAAGAAATCGACAGTGTCAAAAGTTATATGAAGAATGGTTTTTTCTATGAGTAGGAGGCATAAACAATGGCAGTATATAAACAGTGTATTACTGATGTGTCGCCAATCAGAGTGACAGCCGGTTATCCGGCGTACCAGGACGGAAGTCCCCACCGGGGCATTGACACGGTGCACGGTAATCATAAAGCGTACGCGCCCGAGGCGGGCGTTGTGGTTGTGGCGCAGCACTGGAATGGAAGTACCTCGGGCGATCAGTCGTGGGGCAATATGATTAAAGTCAGAATGGCCGACGGCACCACATGGCGAGCTGCACACTTTGCCTCACAGATTTGGAACGTTGGCGACACCATTTCCAAGGGTCAGTTTATCGGCACGCAGGGCAAAACCGGCAACGCAACGGGCATTCACACGCATTGGGAGTATGCCGACGCCGCCGGAAACTTGAGGGACCCTTCCGGTATTATCAGAATCCCGAATCAGGTCGGAACATGGGAAGTAGAATGGGACTCGGGCGGGGGCCCTGGTCCGGGTCCCGGGCCGTGGCCTACTGGCAAATTGCCGGTATGGTTGCTGTTTAAGATGGCGAGGGGAGGTCGTCTGTTGTGAGTGCTCCCTACAGCTACGAGCAAATTAACGCCCATGTGTCGCCGGTGACTCCCTCCGTGATGCACACCAAGGGTAACAGTTTATCCTATTATTTCCGTAAATACCTGTTTCTTGAAGCTGTGTCTATGGTCCGCTGGACGCTCCCCGACACATGGCCCAGTAACCGCTTGCAATATCTTGTTTTCGGGTCCGGTGGTGTTACGGTGTTCAACACTGACCGATACGGCCTGGTATATGACCGAATGGGATTGACCGGCATTAACATTTTTTATAATCCCACGCACTCCATCATTGCAAACCCTTTTATCAAAGGGTCCCCCTATTTGCAAATCGGGAAGCAGTGCGAGATCATCAATTTGCAGCCCGATTACCGCGGTATGGTGGATATTGTGGCCTATTATGGGGATATGATGGCCCTTGCGGCCCAGACCATCCAGAGCAATTTAATCAACAGCCGGTTGGCGTATGTGTTTGCATCTGGTAACAAGGCCGGTGCAGAATCTTTTAAAAAGATGTTCGACCAGATCATGCAGGGCGACCCCGCCGTTTTTGTGGATTCTTCTTTGCTCAAAGCGCCTAAAAATGGGGCATCCGGGCAAGCGCCATGGATGTACTTTGCGACAGACCTTAAAGGGAACTTCATCACCAACGAACTGTTGACAGCCCTTAAAACCATTAAAGCCCTGTTCGATACTGAAGTAGGCATCCCCAACACCAACACAAGCAAGAAAGAGCGGATGTTAACCGACGAAGTCAATTCTAACAACGTTGAGACAGCCGCCAAAGCGTCACTATGGTTGGATAGCTTGCAACATGGGTGCGAGCGGGTCCACAAGCTCTTTGGAATTGACAAATCTACTTTATGGGTCGATTGGCGTTTTCCGCCCGATACTGGGCGCAGGAGGTGAACAACGATGCACGCAACATTGAGCTTTAACGGCCTGTTGGCAAGATATCAGAACCTGTTCGATGACTTGAAAGTCCCTGACAGTGTATCTAAAGAAACTGTCTGCAATCAATTACTCTTTGATACGCTGGAATTGGAAGTATTATACGCGGATGGCCCCACGATGCGCAGGGCGCTGGGCGTCTATTCTGAAACCATGCTTCCGAGCTGGACCCGGTACGCCGAGGCGCTGGGCCTTAAATACGATGCTTTGGCATCCGATGACCGAATCAGAACCACCGACCATGCAGGAACCAGCGGCGGCACAATCAACCGCACAAACGGCGTGAAGGGAACAACTACCCGAGCGCCTAACCTGACCACCACCGGCCAGAATACCGGCAGCGACAGCACCACCCGGGACGTCACGGGTTTTGACAGCGGAACATTGCAAACCGCTGAAAAGAGTACAACGGCCCTCGGTACTGGGAACACCATTACCAGCAGCGGCACGGACACGACCACCACCGATCAGACCACCACCGATAACAACACCTCGGAGTTGCACGACGGCTACAAAGACACCGTGACCGAGAAGGGCCGGGCAGGACGAGACCCGCAAGACCTTATTGCCAAAGAGTTGTCCCTTGCAATGGAAAATGCAGTCCATAAAATCGTTACGGACATCCGGGCGAACTTTTGTTTGCTGGTATATTAAGGAGATGTGATTTATGAGTATCAATCCTATTCACAGAGCGCCCTACACCAATTTCCATGATCTCAATCTTGATTGGATTATGGACGAGCTGAACGAATTCAACACCAAACTGACGAATTTCGTCAGCCTGGCCACGATCAAGTACGCAAACCCGATCCAATGGGACATCACAAGCCAGTACGAGGCTAATACCGTTGTTGTGGACAGCAACGGTAACGCCTATCTTTCTGTACAGCCGGTGCCGTCCGGTGTCTCTCTGGACCGTACCGAGTTCTGGACCAAAATTGGCAATTTCGATGAACTTTGGGCCGATGTGAAAAAAGCCATTACTCCCAACGATGAGGGGCACAGCCCCACCGCAACAGCCGCAAGAGCTGTCAACGATCTTGTCTGGGTAAACGGGGCGCTGGTACGTGTCACAAAAGCAATGATCGCCGGTGATGCTTACGTGCCCGGCTCTAACTGCGTTAGCAGCTCCACAAATGAAGTTCTGCACTACCTTATCACCGCATTTAATGAGGGCTTGAGCGCAGAGAAAACGGCCCGGGAGAATGCCGACACCCAGCTTCAGAAGGCTATTGACGCGGAAAAAACGGCCAGAGAGAACGCCGACTCCCAGCTTCAGACGGATATTGACAATGAGACACAGGCCCGGAAGGACGCCGACACCCAGCTTCAGACGGATATTAGCAAGGAGACACAGGCCCGTATTGAGGCAGATAAGAAATTACAAAAACAGATCGATGACAAATCCTCTGGGGCATTTGCTAACGTTAAGGACTACGGTGCATTAGGCAACGGCTTAGCGGATGATACGGAGGCAATTAAGCGTGCTATGGCATCCGGTCTTCCACTGCTGTTCCCGGATGGTACATACAATATTACGCAGGACGTCACACTGACCGGCTCCTATTTTGCGTACAACGCAATGTTGATTGCGAACACATGCACAGTAACCATCACCGCACCGATTGCCGGTGCTAACTGTCATTTCCGTAAAGCAAACAACGGCACAATCAAGATGATTGATAGCGTTGTACTGGTTGACTGGTTTAATTATGAAGGTGATTTAGGGTCTGCTATCAGCAATTATCTCTCCGGTTATGAGGGTACAGTGAAGTTTGGTCGTCCTGCTACATATGCTGGACTGGGCACTGATACTACATACATTGTAAGTAATAATATTTATCTTCAACCGCACACAACATACGATTTGCAGGGGTGTGTTATTAAGCTTACTACTGCCAACAGCAGATTCATTTTTAACGGTAGTAATACCGCCCATGTGGAGCGCACTATCTTTCGCAATGGCGTTATTATCGGTGCAACCGATGATGTAGACGCGGCTTTTACTTCGGAGTATTCTGAGCGATTCTTCATTGAGGATATGTTTATAATCGGTTGTCGAAAGGTGCTAGAATGTACACATACTATCAATATACAGGTGCGCAATATTATACATGATATTGCACTTGCAACCTCTAAACCTGTTGTAAGTTATCATTTAGTAGAGAGTTCCACGGGTGCAACTGGTATCTCCGGCAACGCCTCTTTCCGCGCAGAAAACTGCATTTCCAGCCTCGGCAGTGCTACAGGGGATAGGTGGATGTTCCTTGCAGATTCTTCCAACGATATTCGAGATATTTATATCAGCAACTGCGAATGCAGCAACTCCAATGGCATATGGATTAACGCAACCTCGACCCCATCAACGGTATGGGACATTCTGATTGATGGTTTCATTGCAGACCAGTGTCCGAATACCGGTATTTACTTAACAAATTGTCTTCATGGCGCAGTACATATTTTAAACAGCTATAGTAACGCACCGGCATACGGCATCCGACTGGTAAAATCGACGGCTGTTATCAATACATGTCAGTTCCTTGCTACGGCACCCATGAATGGTATTTACATCGAGGGAGGGTGTAGGGCAGTTTCTATCAGTCATTGCACTTTTATTGATGTATCGCGTCCGATTTACATCTCCGACGGCATAGGAACCATCGTGGACGATATTACGGTAGTGCGCAAGACCCTACATGGAGAAAACGCACCGGCTGTATTTGTCGGTTCGGAGTGGTGCTTTATTACTAGGCTTTCCGGTTGGGATATTACACCCGCCTACACAGCAGGTGTACAGTTTGGTGCAGGCAACTGTACGTTTGGATTCATCAACGGGTTTGACCCTACAAAGTATTCAAAACTGGGAGAACCTACAAACATTCAGCAAATTTCCACTACTGCTATTTAAACACAACAGCCCCCTCAATAGAGGGGGTTGTTTATTGTATATGTTGCTATACTCCCCTACCCTACCGAGTGCAGAGGGAGGGATTTTCTTATAGTTAGCATTGACTAACTACTATATATTGTGTCTATTGACATTTTGCACAAAGATTGGGGCGTTGGGGAAGAAAATTTTGTGCAATCTGCTATTACGTGTCCC